CCTCAAGCTCAGCATCTAACCCAAGTATAGACTGAAGGAGCATTACCGCACCTGCTTTAACTTGTTTAACTTCTCTACTGTCAAGGTAACTTCATCCAAGAATTTAGATACCTCCATCTCTAGCATATGGATATAGTCCTCGTCCCTAGCGACCCGCTTACAGAAGAACTCAAGACCCTCATCTGCCCTTGGATCATAACTAAAGTAGTCGCACCAAGCCCTGCCAGTACAAGCCATCTGCCATTGCATCTGGGTTATATACCGAGTCTGTATCTTCTGTGTAATCAGGGTATCGTAGTGTGTCTCCAGATTGGGACATTTAATTTCCAGTTGCCCCTCTGTCCCTACTAGCCCGTCAGGACTGGCACCTGAGTTTGGGATGATAGGATGGGCAACGAATCCAACCTCATCTACCATCTCGTACCTTGACTGATAGCGAACCCTAGCTTCAGGCTCACGATCAATACCCCACTGCATAGCCGGTGTTACGTAGGCAGAGGCAATCTGCTTGGACAGGCGCTCCGTAACCAGTTGCAGGTGGTACTTAGCACGTCCAGCAGCATAATCCCCAGACTTGGTTTTAGATATGACATCGTAAACCTTACTGGCTGTGACCTTGCCAGCTCTGATTTCAAACCACTCAGCTGTTAACTGTTTCACTTGGCTCTCCCTTTAAGGTTCTCACCATGTACCGCAATTACAGCAACTTTTTCAGGTGAATCTGGAATCTCTTTGTAAACATTACCAAGTTCAGCCCTGCCATTTTTTGCAGCTACTTCCAAGATCTCAAGGATGACCTTCATCTTTTCTTCATCCAGTGGCTTGGGTGCAACCTTCTTCTCTGGTGCTGGTGGCTCAGCTCTAGCACCGTGTCCGTCATCGTCATCCTGATATACGCCCATCATTGCTGATAGTGTGTACCGGCGGAGATAAGAGCAGGCTGATCCTAAGCCTTGGCTATCTGCTTTAGGCATAGGGGATGAGGCTGTATCTTCGATCCACTCACCAGACTTGTGTAGTAGCCTGGTTGTGATTCTTAGCTTACCGTCATCACTCTCTGTAATGGACTGTATGAATGCAATCCCGTTATCATTAAGAGGGTTCTTTACAGCCTCAATTACTGCCGCTAGATTGGCATAGGTATTCTTTAAGTGCCCGTTCTGCGCGTTCTTGGCAGCAAAAGTAATACTCTGTTGAGCTGCAATTAGTGCTGGTGTTATTGCTGTAATGCTATCAGACGTTCTCATTTTCCATCTCCTGTTGTTGTTGTTCATCGTGCTGCTGTTGGTAATCTAGTCTATCTTCTGTATCCATATCGCCTCCTTGTGTGACGAGAACATGATAAAGCCCCCTGTTTCACAAAGTCAACAAATATATTTACTGGTTATGAAGATATTTATCTTGACAAAATTCTCAGGCGTGAGTTACCGTGTTTGCGTACTTACAAAGGAGGTGTTTGATGTACTACGAAGCGGAAAGAAGTAACCACATAAACTGTAGTTACCGTAACTGTCCTAACAATGCAATAGTTTCATACGCTACAACCGGCCAGTTGTGCCGTGAGCACTACGATAACCACTGGCAATCAGAAGCACTGAAGTATACCCATAAGATGGGGTTGGATACGCCTGAAAAGCGTATGGCTTATGTTAAGAATTACATTCGAGTCATAATTTCTGGAGTTAAAATGGAGGTTTCAAATGATAAGTGAAGTGTTCGACTACCGTAAATGCTGGACAACAAAAGACGAGTTAGCCTTTATAAGTGGCATTGGTACTTATAACCCAACGCATTCTCTGGTCGCTAAGATGGGTGAGATTGGCTTGCTCAAGGCGTATGGAGAGGCTGCAAAGAATCGGGTTAACTGGGGTGGGATAGATCAAGACATCATTCTGACCTTTGTACGGTCGAGGATCAGGGCGCTGTATGCGAAATAAATGGCGGTCTAGGCTGTCTCACCACGAGTGGTTGATGATATGCCTGGCCGTAGCGCCAGTGCTAGTCATCATTGGAATCTTTGGATATCTAATCGGATTGTTACTATAAATCAGGAGAAGGATTATGTATGAAGATGACTTGATAGATATTGAAAAGTTTTTAATGCACTTGCAGTTGATGCACATTGCCTCAATGTTGGGCGCCAGTGGGATGCACAAGTCAAAGAAATCAATTGCTTACCTGAAGCGTATGAAGGAGTTACGACTGACGATAACGGCTTTGATAGAGAAGAATGCAGGAGGTGCTAGGGAGGAGGAGCTTGATAACTGGCGCAAGGAATCCGATGATGGAGCTGATGATGGTGGGGTTAAATGCAAAACTCATCCAGATGCACCGCACTCGTTTCTCAGGAACGCATCGCACAATGCCGGTAGATATGTATGCCAGTGTGAACATTGGGAGGAGAACACATGACTGAACTTTTGATGTGGTTAACCCTGACGGTCTGGTTCGAAGGTCGTAATCAGAATGAGGTGTGTATGACCAAGATTGCACAGGTGGCCTTAAACCGGATGGGTCCAGATGGCGATATATCCAAGGTAATATTAGCTCCTTACCAGTTCAGCTGGGTGCCTGAGAAGATGGCTGGTGGGGTAGTTAAGCCAGAGCATCGGCCTAATAAGCATAGCGAGGCTTGGATGAAGTCTGAGAGGGCCGCTAAGACTGCGTTGTATGGTGGTGGGGTCTTTGAGGCTACCCACTTCCATGCTACGTGGATAGAAAAGCCTAAGAGTTGGAGCAAACTTAGGCTATTAACTACCTGTGACCAGCACCACTTTTACGTTTAATGGAGGTTATATGATAAAGAAGACTAGCTTAGTGTTGCTTGTCGCTGTTTTAATTTGCCTTTCTACACGTGTTATGGCATATAATGCGGAAATTGAGGCGTGCCAATCCCCTTGCCTAACGGACACCAAGCCGGTGAAGCCAGCATATGAATTATATGACCAATTCAATACTAAAGTCGAATCATTAGTTGACCAGAATGGTAACAGGGTGCAGGAGCTGTACGATAGACTAGGGATACGGGTATATGAGCGCAAGCGGTAGGCAGGTTGGTGGCACACACTACACACACAAGTCAATACAGCCCTGGGATGCTATGAGCGCGTGGATGTCGGATGCAGAGTTTATCGGATACCTGCGTGGCAATGTCATTAAGTATGTTGCTAGGTGCAACGATAAGGGTGGCCTAGAAGATCAGCTAAAAGCATTGCATTACTTACAGAAGTGGATTGAGGTAACGCAAGCTACTGAATCTAAACAGGCTATTGGAAAACCTTAAGAACATTATCTTTAAAAGCCTGAAACTGGATCTCGAAGCACAAGAGATTCCAGGGTGGCACTTACGCTTAGTCAGGTCAAACGCTGGCGATATCAGTGCCTGCTGGACCGAGACAGTTTTAGACGCATTCCCATCCAAACCTATCCTGTTCTACAAGTCAAGTGCAACCGCACCTTGGGGTGCCTTTATGCGCCTTGAGGATATCAATCCTGCGTACTGTCTATATAACGAGTCCGTTATTGTTACGTTCAACACTGCAATTATGGTTATCCGAGAAGATATATGGCGGCCTGCGCCAACTAGGGGGCATTAATGGTTGTATCTGACGAAGACTTTATCAATATATGGCGTGAGTTAGGTGGTGCAAAGGCTGTATCCAAAAGACTACAGATGTCTGAGAGGGCCACACATACAAGGCGGAGGGCAGTCGAGAACAGGACTGGCACCGTGTTGTCGGCAATATCAGGTAAGGTATATGTTTTGCCGGAAGCACCAGGACGTATCAAGATTGATACACTTAATGGCATCCATATAATCGGATCAGACGCTCACGTCTGGCCTGGCGAGAGAACTACCGCCCAGCGTGGGTTCGTTAAGTTTGTCAAAGAGTTGCAACCTGTTGCCGTACATTTTAACGGCGATATATTTGATGGAGCACGTGCCAGTAGATGGCCAAGGATAGGTTGGGATAAGTCACCTACTGTCAAAGAGGAGCTGGAAGCCTGCCAAGAGTTCTCCCAGATGGTTGAGGATGCTGGTAAGAATGCTAAGTTATACTGGCAGCTGGGCAACCACGATGCTAGGTTTGAGACTAGGCTGGCAGCTCAGTCACCTGAGTATGAGGGTATTAAGGGATTTGCCCTCAAGGATCACTTCCCTCGATGGAACCAGTGCTGGAGCGCTTGGGTCAATGATGAGTTGGTGATTAAGCACAGATATCATAATGGTATTCACGCGGTCTATAACAACACTCTGAAGTCTGGCAAGAGCGTGGTAACTGGACACCTGCACTCTCTCAAAGTAACCCCGTTCACTGACTACAACGGCACCAGGTTCGGCGTTGATGGCGGCACCCTAGCTAACCCCTACGGTGAGCAATTTGCTGGCTATATGGAGGATAATCCGAGGAACTGGGTTGCTGGCTTTATCGTGGTTACTTTCCATGATGGCCATATGCTGGAACCAGAGAAGGCTTCAGTCTGGGATGAGAACCATATGCAGTTTAGAGGTAACATTATCGAGGTTTAGGGCCTATTATCGAGCCAGACTTTCCAAGAGTATATGGGGCTTTGATTTGGCTGGCTCAGCCACAGTAATTCTCCGGCCCAGCTCCAACTATTCTGCCGCCAACCGCTGTTGGACCAGTTACAAAATGCCCGCCCCTTCCCATATGGCATCCTGGGTTACTCGCTAATACGGATAGTGGGCGCTCACTTTTTTGAAATGTTAGCAGTCACTAACCCACTAACCGTTAGTTAGCGCTCACTCACAAGGTAACACGCCGAAAGTCTGGCGTATTAATCCTGTATCATAATTAGAATGTCCGGACTATTGTCCGTAGACTGTTGCCATATATTCTAGTCCGTGTAGTATTCCAAAAAAGACAATCCAGACAGCGACAGCCGCTAGAATTGGCGTTAACCATATCTTTATCATTTAATAATCCCCTCTGTTTAAATAATAGGCTTGATCGTGCCTAGGATCGTCCAGGATAACGTCTTCCTGAATGTCTAGGATAATGTCCGCTTCCTGGTTTAATTCATAATCACTGAATTCTAAGTCTTCCATAGATAACCATTGAATAGATAGGTGAATAGATAGGTGAATAGATACCTCATGCGGTGAATAATCCCCGCATTGTAAAAAAGTGTATCCCATAAGGCCCAAAAGGCCCTATAGGATCTGCTTTTATGCTTATACGTACTCTATTTGTCCATTAGATGTAAAAGTGTATCCATTGCAGTCTATCATCTCTAATAAATGCTCTTTACTATCTAAATATTCTGATTCTCTTTGTAGTTGCATTGAATAGTCTTCCAATATTGACCGCAAAAACTCAGCGTCTAAATCGTTTAAATCACAATCTAAATTATATTCACTTGCCAATTCCCCATTCTCGTCTACTGGCGCATTTTCTATAGTGTTAAACCTGTCTGCCAGGTATACAGTTGCCGTTTTATAGGTTTCACAGGTTTCCCCATGATTGTCAATAATGAGATGGGCGCAAGCTTCTGCACTGTCTTCAAAATTACCCAATGCGCGCCTATGCCTATCTAGTTCAAACCCTGTTAAACATAATCCTATAGCTTGGGCGTCTTCATAAGTACAGTCCCACCATTCTGACTGATAACTCCCTTGCCTAACATTATCCAGGGCCTTATCTTTGGCGGATTCGCTCAATTCGTTAAACTCGAATATCTCAATAGTCTTTGTCTTCATGGTTTCCTCTGATGTAATGGTAAAAGTGTTTCCCTATGGGCTTGCGCTTTAGAGTGTAGATTCTAAGCCACACTCCACTAATCAATTAATAGAGTGGCCGCACTCCACTAGATGCTAAGGGATAGTAACGCAATACCCAGTTTGGTTTTCTCCCTAGTTTTGCAATATTTTCAAAATGTTGATTTTTGCCGCACTTTGTTTTCATCATTTCTTGGCTAGTCATAATTTATCCTTTAATTGGTAGTTTATAAAGTATTCCCCTATAGGCTTTCACCTATAAGGAATAACTCTATGAATGAGTGTAACCATCCGGTTCAATACCCAACCACATATTGCACCAACGAAGCATTAAACAACCATAACCATGCTGTACGGTACGTCTAAACTGTAGATAGCTCATATTCTGGTTATCCTGGTTATATTTACGTTTAATGGCTATTTGTTGTTGTTTAGTTATCTTTTTATTAAGCATGGAATTCCCCTTGCCATGTTGCTGGCAATTCCACACCTTCATTCTCCGCCTGTTCGCGGATATATCTTTCATCATGCCCATTG